AGCATCCAATTAACTTCATGCTCTGAAAATTCAGAATTTAATTTATCTAATTCAGATTGAGAAATAAATACATATTCACGAAGTTGAATTTTTTTACTTACGACTTGTACTTTTACTTTCTCTTGTTCTTTCTCTTTCTCTTGTTCTTTATCTTGTAGGTAAGGGGGTTGTGTACCCCCTACAATAGGGGGTTGGTTAGGGTTAAATTGTTCATCTTTAGTTATATCATAATAACCTTTTATCTGAGCATCAATTGAATGTTTTTGTGATATATAGGCAAATTTTGCCATTCCTTTTAAATTAGGTTCTATGTTTTTAAATTGCTTATTAAATAAAGCATCATAAAAAGCTAATCTATCTTTATCATTTAATTCAGTTGCAACCTCAAAATAACTTATATAAAATTTAATTGCTTTCCTCATTTATTTAAATTAAAAAACCCCTAAATGTTCGATTGACTTACGAGGTCAGTACAGCATCTACTCTGTACATCGAACATTTAGAGGCTAAATGTTTTTAATGTAGATGTTATGTGAAATCGGTTCGTTAATCCGATAGTGCAAATATACAAAAAGTTTTTTAATTATAATAATTTTTTTTGAATATTATTTAATGTTTTTTCTTTTGCATCTTTATAAAAATTCTTTTTAATTTCAAATCCAAAAGCTCGTCTATTGCATTGTGTTGCTGCTAATAAAGTACTTCCTGAACCTGCAACTGGATCAATTACTACATCTCCTTCATCTGTAAAAATTCTTATTAATTGCTCTAATAATTGAACTGGCTTTTGTGTTGGGTGAATTTTTTGTGTTTTTGTATCTCTTACCCAATCAAAACAATTAAATATCATTTTTCCATGATTATTAAATTTAGGTAGCTTTTCTCTATATAATAATACAGCATATTCGCAATTACCTACTACTCTCATATTTGCTTTTAAAACTTGAGCTGAAAAATTTTTTCTAAATACTAAATTTATATATCTGTTTAAACCATATTTTTTAGCTTTTGTAATTAATTCAAATTGTTGTTCAAATTCACAAAATACAATCATACATGGACTTTTACCTGTTTCTTTTGGTTCTTTAATTAACATAGTTGAGCAAAAATGTAAAAATTCAGAAACTCTAAAATCTTTATCAGTATCAAAAAATTCCTTACCTGCTAAATGACTTTCACCATTTAAATTATCGCCATCAACATACCATGAAGGATTTGAAGCATAGGCATTATTACCTAAATTATAAGGAATATCTGCAATAATTAATTGAGCTTTTGGAATATTATAAGGTTTATAATTTTGAAAATGGTCATTAAATAATTTTGGCTCATATTGTTTTTCTATTGTGTTTTTCATGTTATTTGTGTTTTTTAATTATTCTATTCCTTTGTAAAATTCATCTCTCATATTTGAATTAATAGTATGGTAAATGTCTCCGATTTTATCTAAATATTCACCTTGAGTTACATTTCTTGTTTCAAGTTGTTCTAAGAGTTTAAAACCGATTCTTTGCCATAGATTAAAGTCAGCCAGCATCTTTTGTTTGTACTTTCCTGTTAAGTGAGTGCTTTGCTCAATTGTTGCCTTGAATAAACCAATTAATAAATGGCTTTCAAATTCAAGTTTTGCCTGTTCAGGTGTTAGTTGTTTTTCCATGTTCTTTTGTTTTTAGTTTATAATATTTAATTAATCCTTTTATTTCATCGAGTGTAAGTTTTAAAGCATCCCCTCTTTTATTCATTAGTCTTGTGTAATGGTATTCTCCTATTCTTAAAGGTAGCCTAACTCCGTATTCAATATGGTTACCATGTTGATGTTGGTTGCAGTAAACACATTGCCCATGTACATTACTTTCATCAAATCGCAAGTTTGGATAACTGCCAACTGAAAAATAATGACCAGCATCGAATTTAGCACCTAATGGTCTATCGCATGATATACATGGTTGTTTTGAATCCCTTGTTCTGATATACTTATTAAACACTACTTGAAGAATACAAAGCCATTCAGTTCGTGTTCTTAGGTTCTCAACAAGTATCTTTTTTTTCTCAATCCATGTTTTCTTTTCAGCACCTATTAAAGCACATTTAGGACTGCACACTCTTTGAGTTGATTTATAAGGAGTGAAGTCTGCACCGCACTCCTTACATTTTTTATTTTTTATTAAACGCATTTAGATAATCGTTAAATAAGTTTCTTGCAATAGTTACTTTCTCTATCATTCGTTCCTGCACCTCTTCGTTAGCTTCCCATCTTCGAATGTATAAACCTGCATCGGAGTTAAGAATTAAACGAGGGTCAAAAGAAATAAAGTCACACCACTTTCTACCTGATAATAAAAGATAACATTGCATTTGGTAATAATAATCATTGTTTTCACTTTCAAAAGTATCTTCATTAAAAAAGAAATTCAAGTGATTACTTCCTACAAATGGGCATTTTATTTCAATCATACCTTCCTCACCTACTAAGCCATCAGGACTGCCTGTTAATCCCTCTATATTTTCACTTATAAGCAATTTAGATTCGATAACCTCATTACCAGTCCTTGCAGTGTAATATCGTTTCGCTATTGGCTCATTTTCGTGTCCCCAAGCTGTTGCATAGTTATCAATGCTTTGTTTAGGCTGACCGCTTAACCTTTCGTAAACTTTCTCACGAATGTAAGTTTCTGCACCTTTGCTTAATAAGTCTTTTTTAGAGCGTGGCTCAGTCATAAGGCGATGAATCTCACTTCCGGTGAAATTACCTAATCTGTTTTCCCACCACGTAGGTGAGTATATTTCTATTGTTGATTCCATAATTAAAGGTAGGGGACAAATTGTCCCCATTTGTTATAGTAATTTTTTAATATGATTTTCTATTTCATTACTTACTCTATATTTTTTTCGTACTTCGTCCATTGTGCCACCATTACGAATGTACTCAACTACTTTTAAAAAGTTTTCATGTTCAATAGTTAATTCAGGTTTTGCGGCATCTGTATCTTTATCAGTTACAAGGCCTAAAATTGAACTTAAAGCATATCTACGGATATAAGTAATTGCACTACCTAAAACTTGATAGTCATTCATTCCTTTTAATGTAACTTCTTTGGGAATATTGATCAATGATTCTAATGTTTCTCCAGTTTCAACATGGAATACAATTGTTTTAACACAATCTTCCATAATTGGCTGAGTAAAGCCTAATTGATGTTTTGCTAATAATGGATTGATAACATTAAAGATAGTTGGAAGGTCTGCGTATGAATATCCGTAACCTGTTGTTCCTTTGTGAATCACTGGCACTTCTTGTTGGAATGATGCTAAACTTTTAAATAGTGATTTTGTTTCTGTTGTTTGTTCTTTTGCTTTCATTGTTCTTTGTTTTTATTGGTTATTAAAATGGCATATCATCTTTACTATCTATTCTAAACTTATTATCATAAGTTGCTGTCTGATTAGTTTTTTTAAATGGCTCCTGGAATGATGCACTAAAATACTTAGTTCCTTTTTGCGATTCTTTTAACCATAAAGATATTTCCATATCCTTACCATTTACGTTTACTGTTCCTTTGTAGTCAGGTTGTTTCTCATTTGTTTTCTTTGCATTCTTGAAGATTGCACCGCTGTTGTTTTTGTTTTTACTTTCCATGTTTCTGTTTTTTATTGGTAATTGTAAATTCTTTGAATCGTGTATTGCTTTTAGAGTTGATGCACCATTGCTCATTAATGGTATAACCTTTTTCTCTAATCTTAGCCAATACTTTGTGCAGGTTTAATGTACCGCAGTTACATTCTTTTTTTGTGATAGCATAGGCATTTGAGCCTGTTATCACTTGCCCTGCTAATAGAGCATCGAGGATTGCTTGTTCTTGTGTTTTCATAGTTATTAATTTATTGCAAATATAAAATAAATATTTAATATAAAAAATTATAAGTTAATATTTTCATATCATTTTTTAATTTGATGTATCTTTCAATTAATTCAGCATCGTAAATTTCTAATCTGTTATTAATACCTACTTGTTTAGATACATCTAAAAGTTCACTTTCACAATTATTTATTTGCTTTAATTTATCAATACCAAAAGTCGATAAATTGTCTACATTAAAATTATTTTCCATACTTTTCTTTTTTATATAAATAAAATTCAATTATTAAATCTAAAAGTTCATCATTACAGTTTCCTGTTTTAAAAGCCTTGTTAATAGTTACAAGGCTGAACTTTTTTCCTTTTTCAATTCCGTATCTACGGATTCGAGTTTGGTCTCCAAATGAGTAATACTCATTAATCTGCTCTTTAATTTTGTCTGTGATAATCATAATCTGTTGTGTATGTTGGATGAATGGTTGAAAGATAATCTAAAATGTTATTGTTAATTTGTTTTGCTATTTCAATCGTATCTCTATCGGTTACTTCAATTACTATTTTATCTCTGTTTTCGATTTCTTCATACTCAGGCGGATTCTCATAATCGCCTGCTCTTAATAGCTTATCATATCGTTCGTAGCAATAATCGCAAGTTATTTTAAGCATTCCGTTGCCTATCTGTTCACATTCCCACTCCATAAGTAAATGGTAATCTAAACTGCTCCCTAATTGATACATGGCTACAACTCCGTTGATGAATCCATGAAATACGTCTTTGTTCATATTATTGATTTTGCTTTTGTTACTACTTCGTTAAATTGTTCTTCTGTGATTTGCTCATAAGCGCATGGATATTCCATAGCCCAATCTACTCGTTTAATCATTATTTCATCAGACCATAGGCACACTTGAATAGTTTGGTTTTCTTCAATCTTCCAGTACCTGTTTCCGTCTTTTGTGAATAGAGGTAGTTGCACCTCTATTTCTACTTTTTCTGTTTTGTCAATTGTTACTTTCATTGTGTTTATTGATTATTTAGTTAATAAATTTACTTGTCTTTCTGCGTTTCTTGTTGCTTGTTTAGTTGCAAAATCTAATGAGAAACCTAATTTAATTAAATTAGTAAAGTGCATAAACCAAATTTCTTTTGCAACTAATTCTAATTCTTCTTGTGATGTGATTGCGTTTTTTAAATCTTGAATGTTCATTTTGTTTGTGTTTTAATTATATAGCAAATATATATAATTTTTAAATAACTTGCAAATAAATTTTAAATATATTTTATAACTTGCTGATAATCAACTCAATTATTTTCAATAAAAAAAGCCACATATAGTGGCTTAATAAAGAAATATAGAAATATAGGTTACTTGTTGGCTTTCCTTTTAATTTTTCTTTTTTCAAAGTATCTTATTATTCCTGCTACTAATAATGTAACTATTGAGCCGACAACTCCATTATCAACCCCCTGAATAATTGCACCACCTCCAGTAACTTCATGAATGGCCACTGCTGTATTAACTACTTCACTAACTGCTGTTGTTAATGTATCTTGTACTACTTGTAATAACATTTGTATATTGTTTTAAATTGTTTTATATTTGCTCAGTTCTTTGTGTTTTTCATTTATTAGTTAAACAAGACCTGCTTAGAAATAGGCAGGTTTTCCTTTTTATAAGCTTTTCAACATTTCAATTAATTTCGGGTGAGGGTACATATCAACTTTATCTTTTCGGATTGAGTTATGAGTAAACACTCCATTAACTCCTAATAAAGCTCTTTTACTTATTGCCCAAATATCGTCATTATACGTTAAATCAATATTGTATTTTGCTTTTAAATGTAATAATAAAACTTTTAAAGATGCTATCTGTGCATCTGTGTAATTATGCCAATACAAATAACCTTTAAATGCTTTATCAAGTTTTATTACATCTGTAACTTCTCTATTTACATAATTATAATATTTACCATCTTTTTTTAAAGTAAGCTGTCCCCAGTTACAAACTTCAATACCGATTGATATTTTATCCAATGGTTGATAGGGTATATTGTTTGCAGTAAATTGTTCTTGTTTTAATCCTAAATGGTAAGCCCAGAATTTATCATTAAAACATTCTACAATTTGTCCATCCGTTTCACCTTTTGCTTTTCCTGTTATAATGTATGAGGTTGCTATCCTATCTGCGTTTGTATTCCACCAATTTACAACACCTTTGCCACTTTCATTCCCTGCGGTATGATGTAAATAAATTTGTTTTTTAGCAGTTACTTCTTCTATAAACTGCCCTTTGTTTAATGGGTAGTTAAGTATGTTCATAGCTTATTTCTTTTGGAAGTATTGCTTCAGGTAAATGTGTTGGATTAGGATTATATTTATTGTTCTGTAAACAATTATAAAGCTTAGCTTCCAAGTCATTTACTCTCATGTTTGTATGAAGTAACCATGCTAATAAAACTGCTGTTGCTCCATACTTTTTTATTAATTCTAATGTATCTTTCATAATTAATTATTAGGTGGAGTGTAAGGACTTAAAGGTATATTTAATAAATATGAATATTGAGTTTTTGCAATATCCTGTTCATCCTGTTCACTTAAAAATAAAAAATAAACTCCGTTTATATCTTGAACAAAATTAAAAAAAGTATCACTATCAATAAACACTCCTTGTAATTGTTCTGCTTCTTCGTTTGTAACTATTCTGCCGTATTCCATTATTAAAAAGTATTTAAACCAAAATAAGTCATTAAAGCATTTACATTATTAGTAAAATTAGTTGCTTCCGTATCTGTTAAACCTTCCCCAATTGATGAAAATCTACACTGTTTATTTGAATAATATAAAGTACCACTTGGATTATTCCAACGACCTATATTTATACTATTTGCACTCCTTCCAGTTGAATTTACAGATGAACTTGTTTTAGTTCCGTTTTTAAATATTTGTTGAGTGTTTGAAACTAATCTTGATGTAATATAAAAACCTTGTGCGTTTGTGTTTGTGGCTTGTGTATTGGTTTGTGCGTTTACTCTACCCGCAAAAACATCACCCGTAAACCTTGAATATAAAACTATTGAATTTGTGCCAGTTGTTGGGCTTCCACTTGCGCCTATATCAAAATGATTACCTACTGAATTTGTACCACTGTAAAAACTTAAATGAGCATTATCTTGCGTTAAATTTGTAGACGGTATTAAATATGTATCTGCAAAGGCACTTGTTCCGTTTGGTGTCATGCCTGAACTTGAATGAGTCCAGCCAGTTGAAAAAGTTAATCGAAATGCTCCGTTTGTATCTAAAGGATTTACTAAATTCCATTTATTATTCGTTGCTGTGCTCCAAAGTGGTAAAATCATTTCTTTAATTTTACTGTAATAACCTTGACTTTTAGCATTTACAAATAAATAAGTATTAATTGCGTTTTTATCTGCATCACTTGTTATTGCTGTGTTAGCAGTAAAGTAAGCCTGTGCATCGGTATCATAAGCAGGTGCTACCGAAACAGGTTTATTCCTTTGTTTAAATATACTATTTAAATTGCCTATCATATATTTTTTTCTAAATAAGCAATTATACTTCCGCTTGTTAAAGTAATTGCTGTGATATATTCAAAGTAAGGCAAATAATAAGTATCACCAGCTTTTAAAGTTTTTCCACTTAAACCTAATGAAGTTAAATAATTATTACCTCCTCCAGTTGCAACACTTACAACTGTATCTTCACGAACATAAAAAGCACATATTTGTTTTCCTGTTCTTGCGTTTGTATCTGCAATAAGTTCCGAACCTCCTGAAACTCCTGCTCTATTTGCGAATGTTATCATTTTTTTATTCTATATAAATTATACAATTAATTGAAACAGCTATTGGATTTGTTACCCATGCTGGTGTTTGTAATCTTAAAGTAATATAATCACCTGCATTTACACTTCTTGAAAGTCCTGTTATTAAAGAATTATTTAATGGATTACTATTAAATAAAATACTTGTTGATATGTTAGTATAAGAACCATTAACTCCTAATGCAAGAGTTGAACTTTCGCCACTTCCGAATGTTTGTCTTGAAGAAAATACAACCGATTTAATTGTTCCGCTTTTAGGGCAAATTAACCTCGTATTTGTATCAGTTGTAAATGGTACTGTTTGAATTGAACCAATAAAATAATTTTGATTATCGGCTAAATTAATCGAACTCGTACAAATCATTTGTAGTGAATAACCCTTTACATAACTTACTAAGTCTGTTTGGTTAGTAATTGTTCCTGTTATTGCACCCCAAACTCCACTATTTGCTGAAACTTCTATATAAACACTTCCTGAC